ACCGCAACACCAAGCCCCAATGATCCTATGGAACTTGGCAATCATTCAGAGTTCTTAGACGTTATGAGCCGTAATGAAATGCTTGCAATGTATTTTGTACATGATGGAGGCGAAACGGCTAAATGGAGATTAAAAGGCCATGCAATAAATTCTTTTTATGAGTTTGTTGGCACATGGGCGATAATGCTAAACAAGCCGCATGATATTGGTTTTGATATGAAAGGATATAATCTACCTTCATTGAACCTAATTGAACGCATGATTGTAACGCCTCAAAGAGATAATGGCACACTGTTTAATGAAACCGCTATCAGTGCGACCAACTTTAATCAGGAATTAAGGCTAACAAAGATCGAAAGATTATCAGAGGCTATTGAACTGGTCAATAATTCGGATGAGAATTTCATTGTATGGATAAAGCAAAATGAAGAAGGCGAATACCTTAAAAAGTTAATCCCTGATGCAGTTGAGGTAAAAGGTTCAGACAGTCCTGAATACAAGGAAAAGATGCTTTTAGGATTTGCAAATAATGAGTTTCGTGTTCTAATAACAAAAACCAAGATCGCTCAGTTTGGATTGAACTTTCAGAATTGCAGAAATCAAATATTTGCATCGCTTGACTTTTCATTTGAAGGACTGTACCAAGCCATTAGAAGGTCGTACCGTTTTGGGCAAAAGAACGAGGTTAATATCTACATGATAACAACCGACACAATGACAAACGTAATTGAATCCATAAACAAGAAACAAAGACAATTTGAAACAATGCAAGAACAAATGAGCAAATCAGTAAATGTAAACCTAAATGCAAGCGGTTTGGAATCAAAAGAATTTGATACCGAATCAGTATCAAATGAATGGTTTAGTATCAAGCGTGGAGATTGCGTTCAACTTATCAAAGACGTTCCATCAGAATCAGTTGGATTGTCTGTATTTTCTCCACCGTTTGCGGAGCTATACACTTACTCAAACCATATTGAAGATATGGGAAACTCAAAAGATTATAATGAGTTTCTAAAACAGTTTTCTTACTTGGTAAATGAATTATACCGAGTAATGATGTCAGGGCGAAATGTAGCTGTTCATAGCATGGATTTACCAATACAAAAAGGCAAGGAAGGAGTTATAGGATTGAGAGATTTTAGCGGATTGCTTTTAAAGGCTTTTGATGCTGCTGGATTTGTTTATCATTCACGAATCACAATTTGGAAAGATCCAGTAGTTGAAATGCAAAGAACTAAGGCTCTTGGATTACTGCATAAACAAGTAAAAAAGGATAGCACTATGAGCCGAGTTGGAATACCTGACTATATTATGGTTTTTCGCAAAGATGGAGAAAGAAATAATCCAGTTACTAATACTGATATTCCAGTTGACCTTTGGCAGAAAATAGCTTCACCAGTTTGGATGGATATTGACTACGGAAACACTTTGCAAGGATTTAGAAACGCAAGGGATGAGAAAGACGAAAAGCATATTTGTCCACTACAACTCGATACTATTGAGCGTTTAATTTTGCTTTATTCAAATAAAGGCGATACGGTTTTAACTCCTTTTATGGGAATTGGTAGTGAAGTTTACCAAGCGGTTAAAATGGGGCGAAAGGGAATCGGATTTGAGTTAAAGGAATCCTATTATCAACAAGCGAAACGGAATATTAACACAGCCGTTTTGGATAAAGCACAAGCGACTTTATTTTAGTATATTTACAGCACGTTCAGAGGTCGAAGCCTGAAACGACAAAGAAATTTAACGCCCAATACGGGCTGCGAGGAAAGGTAGCAAATGTTACTAATCCGCTTCGACCGCAGCTTGTATTGGGTTTTTGCATTTACAATGAAGGAATCAATGGTTATTTATCGGTCTTTTTACGAAGCACTAAAAGACCTGCCCGAAACAAACAGACTGCAAGTGTGGGATGCAATATGTGAACTCGGTTTGAATGGTGTTGAAGTCGAATTGACGGGACTATCTAAAACCATTTTTACACTTATCAAACCACAAATTGACGCTAACAATAGACGGGCAGCAGCAGGTAAAGAACACGGGCATTTAGGCGGTGAATATGGCAAACTTGGAGGTAGACCACCAAAAGAAAAACCCTCAAATAACCCCCAACAAAACCCGCAAGAAACCCCCTCGAAACCCTCTAATGTAAATGATAATGCTAATGAGAATGAAAATGGTAATGTAAATGAAAATTCAAATAGCATTGTTTCTAAAGAAACCAAAATTAAATCTTTTAAGTCTTGGTCTTACGATGACTTCAATAACTCAATAGCAGAACATAAAGACAAATTTGATAGACCACTACTTCTTGAATTTCAAAAGTATTGGACTGAACCAAGCCCATCAGGTAAACTTAGATTCCAACTTGAAAAGACTTGGGACACTCTTAGACGGATCGAAAGGTGGAAGGCTAACAACTTCAAGAAAGCGCCAATCAAACAAGAACCCACTCAATTCAACCGATCATCAGCGAACCATTACGTATGATAACATCACAAGAACTAGAAGAAAAGATCATTGCGATTCTATTATCTTCAAACGATCACAAAGACGAAATAATCGTTCAACTCAAATACGAATACTTCACAGTCGACCGATACAAAAAAGCATTTGAAGTAATCAAACGGCTGCATAAAAAACAAAGCCCAATCGACATAGCCTTTCTTAACCAAGAAAATAAACTTGCCAAACTACTTGAACCGTCCGACCTAATCACAATCAGTCGATCACTGGACAAAGTAGTTTCGGCTTTCTTTGAACCACACGAAGCGATTATTGCCGAACTTAGAAACATTTATCTAAAGTCGCAAATACATCAGATCATTACAGAAGAATCAATCGGACTGTACGACCGACACGATGCCACTATAACCGCTTCGGAAATGGTCAAACGGCTTAACGAACTTATGGACACGGGGATGACTGTATCGAACATAATCACAACAGCCGACCTTGTTAAAGACGAACGTGAGGCATATTTTAGACGGCAAGAACTGAATCGACTTGGTAAGACAAGTGGGGTTGATACTGGACTAAAAGCACTCAACAGATTTACGGGCGGATGGCAGCCTGAGTTTATAATCTTAGCAGGTCGACCTTCAATGGGAAAAACCGCCCTTGCATTATTTCACGGGATTCAATCAAAAGAAGCGGGGATATATTTTAATCTCGAAATGAACCCGTCCCAACTATGCCAACGTCTTATCCTTCAAAACGCAACGGGCAGCATAGATTCTAAACGTTTACGGGACGGTAATCTTAATCAACCCGAATTGCACGTATTTGAATCGACCATAGGTGAAGTAGAAAAGATGCCGTTCACCATCTACGACAAGCCCCGTTGTGGTGTTCACGAAGCGATCAGGGTTATTCGGCAACAAGTCAGGAAAGGACAATGTAAATGGGTTATTATTGATTACTTACAGTTAATGACATTAGAAGGGTTTAGAGGCGGTAACCGTGAAGCAGAAGTAGCGGAAATCAGTCGAACGCTTAAAGCCGCTCAGAAAGAACTGCAAATACCGATTATTGCACTATGCCAACTTAACCGACAAGTGGAGCAACGAGCAGATAAGAAACCGATGTTATCCGACCTTCGTGAATCAGGATCGCTTGAACAAGATGCGGACACGGTTTGCTTTGTTTGGCGACCATCGTACTACAACCTATCAAACGATGAAGGGAAACCATACACCAACGAAACATTTTACCTATTTGAAAAGCATCGACAAGGATCAACGGGAACGGTGGAGTTTAGAAACAATGAAACCGTTACGACCTTTTACGATGCGAACCAAGAACCAATGACATCACACTTACCAGTACAAATCGAATCAACTTCACTAAACCACATCAGAAACGAAAATGAAGATTTACCATTCTAAAGAGTTTGTCAATGTCGATCTGAATAAGGCGAAATTTATCCTTGAACTCCAATCCCTGACCGATGCAGAACTCGCCCATCACTTTCCGAAACTTGCCGCTAAACTTGATCGGGATGGGATTATTAAAGCGGTGGTGTTCGGGGTGGAAAAATAAATTTTTGATTCAGTGTTGTTCGTGTTGTTTATTTGTGTACGTTTGTGGAAAGATAAAGCGTAATGGCACGAAACAAGAAATACATTGAAGCTACTAAGCACCTGACCAAGCGAGTACCTGCCAGTCAGTTACAGAAGTGCCACGAAATAATTGACGAGTATCTAACCCCATTTGAAGCACCGAAAGATGAAACGAAAAGTAACCGACCTGAAGCAGAACGAGGCGATTCTGATAAGTAATGATTCCGAGCGGGATGCGATCTTGCAGTTGATGGAGAATGCGGGGATGCGGTGGTTAAGTCAACGTGCAACTGATTATAAACCAATGGCTCCTTATTCATATTATTTGTTTACACGTGACTACGATGGATGTGAAAGAATTTGTTGGAGTGCTTCAAAATATTCTATGGTATCAACCACCTACCCCGCCACCGACTTCATTGGCAGCGAGGGGGAGATGGAGCGAGGCATAACGATTACTAAGCAGAATGGCGAAGTGATTAGTGCTGAAACGGTTTTATTGAGTGAGATTAGGAATAAACTAACTCCGATTAAAAACTTGATTGCCATGCTTGAAAGTGGCTTTATAGCACCATCGGGTTCTCAGGAATTAATTTACAAAGAAATTAAACAATGCAAAGTAAACATTGAAGAACTAACCCGTAACACCCCGAACAATGAGCAACGATAAGCACACACCGACACCGTTAACTGAAAACGAGGTTATTACAAGACACGATAAGGGGCTTTTTTTAATAAGCAGCAATGAACATGACGGTCTGATCGAAACCATCGCCACGCTCCTAGCCGAGAAGGAACAACTAGAATCAAGATTTGAGAACGAAGCCCGTGATCTTGCGGTTGCTGAGATTGAAATAAATACCCTCCGAGCCGAGAAAGCGGAACTGATCGAGGCGTTGAAACTTGCTTCAACTCGATTTGCCTATCTAGCACTTTACGACAATACTGAACGGAATGGTGTAATCCCAACTGTCGGAATGAATGATATTGACAAAACCCTTGATAAAATCGAAACGAAATGAAAGACTTACTAACTGATTTTATTGAATGGGCTAAAGACTGTGGTGAAGATGCTTTTTACATCTTTGAAAATACAGAGGAGGCAATCGAAAGGTTTATTAAAGAAACTAATCAAGACGAACAATGACCACCCAAACCAACCTTGACCTGACCGAGAAGCATCCCACAGCGTTGATGAGACTGGAGGCGGTGGTGAATGGAATGAAAATAGGCAAGTCGTTTAACGACGATCATAAAAGAGGCTATAACAGTGCGATTGAACACGTACTACGCGACATACACCTAATGAAACCCTCCGAACTTGCCGACCTGAAACAGTCATTCTGCGAGGGCGGCATCGAAACCGAATCCGCTGAAACGTGGAGTAAGAAGTGGAAACAAAACGAACAGTAACGATATGGAAAATCAAATTTACAGAGTAGAGTTAACAGACGAAAGCAAGTTAGAGTTTTACGTTTGCTCAACAAATGAACTAAATCCGCATAGAACAATTAAAGAGTTAAGTGTATGTGTTTTAGGTAAAGTCATTCAATTGGACGGTGGATTAGACTTGATGGAATTAAATTCACTTATTTCTTACTTACAAGATTGTCGAGAGTATATTCAAGAGTATAATGACAACTCTAAACCTAACCAACCCTAAACACAACGAACAATGACCGAAGAACATAAACACATTATAGGTTATTCACAAGCAGCAAAGAAAGAAGAACGAATCTTTAATGCTGAAATGACTAAATCGCTACGAACAATGACCGAAACGATTGAACAAGCGGCAAAAAGATTTAGCAAAGAAGGTTCTTGGCAATGTCCGACTTCATTCAAAGCAGGATGGAAGGCTCGTGAAGCCCAACCGAACCTGCATAGGATATTTCTAGCGCACGTAATCGAGTTAGAAGATTTGTACAACTCAGGTAAAATAACCCGATCCCGCATGGTCGAAATCCTCAACGAGATCGCAGCGGGGAAGCACAAAGAAAGAATTGAGATATGAAAAAGCAAACAGCAGTTGAGTGGCTGGTTGAGGAACTAAACCAAAAAATAGATTTTATTCCAATGGAAAAATGGGATATGATTAGAAATATAGTTCAACAAGCCAAAGCAATGGAACGCCAACAGATAATTGAGGCTTGGAAGGATGGTGTAAAATCTGATTACGCTCATTCGGGAACATTTGAACAATACTACACCCAAACATTCACCGAACCCAAAAACGATTGAACCAATTAATCATTACCTTTGTAACGTGAAGATGCCGAAAGACGTAACACTAATAGAGATCATCGCTTTTGTCGTATTGTTTGCGGCTCTTTGCGGTGCGATAAATTTAATCGTGAATTGATATGGCAGCACACATCGGAAACAAGTTTTGGGAGTTAAGGCTTAAACACGGTCGTAATTCAAAGATTGAAACACCTGAACAACTTTGGGAGAACTTCATTGAGTACGCTGAATATTGCCACAATAACCCACTAATTGAAATTGATTATCGTGGTAAGGATGCGGTTCAAGTTGAAGTACCTAAAATGCGTGCAATGACTAAGGGCGGGTTTGCTTTGGCTTGTGGTTATTCTAAGTGGGATGACATTGTTTATTACAAAGACAAGAAAGATTTTTCCGCAATCGTTACACGTATA